TGCTATGAAATGTATCGTGGGCGTGCAGGAACTTTGAGAGCCTTTAGGCTAGAGCGAGTAAAGAGAATCCCGAAGAGGGGGAAGCGTGCAAGAAGAAAACCAGCTAGTACAACACCTTGACACAGTAAACAGGGTGGTTGGGGAATATCTTAAGGGCAACGATCCCACAAAGATTTCTAAGCAGCTAGACATTCCAAGAACCAAGGTTGTATCTTTAATTAAAGAATGGCAATCGATGGTTTCTGACAATACTGCTATTCGCGCCAGAGCCAAGGAGGCTCTTGCCTCTGCAGATGAGCACTACAGCAGACTTATTAGCCAGGCCTATGAGGTAATTGAAGAGGCAACAACCACAGCAAACCTAAGTGCAAAGACAAACGGAATCAAGCTGGTTATGGACTTAGAATCTAAGCGTATTGAAATGCTACAGAAGGCTGGCTTGTTAGAGAATAAAGAGCTGGCAGAAGAAATGCTAGAGATTGAGCGTAGACAGGATATCCTGATGGGCATCCTTAAAGACGTAGCTGCTGAGCACCCAGAGATCAGGGATAAAATTATGAAGAGACTTTCGGAAGCTTCAGAAAAGTTAAATGAAACGGTAACCATTGTCCACCATGTTTGATGAGTTTATTGAAGTACTTAAAGATAATCCATTTGAAGAAATTCCTGTGGACGCTAAGACCTTTGTAGAGGACGAAGCATTTTTGGGCCAGCCCCCTCTTTCTGCTATTCAGTACGACATCGTAGAAGCTATGAGCCAGGTTTACAAAAAAGAAGATCTTGTAGAGCTTCTGGGACACGAAGAGGGCAGTAGGTATTACAAGAAGTTTACCAAGAACGAAATCATCCTACAGCTCGGCAAGGGTAGCGGTAAAGACTTTACCTCTACTGTTGCAGTAGCATACATCGTATACAAGCTTCTATGTCTTAAAGATCCCGCTAGGTATTATGGTAAGCCATCTGGTGATGCTATCGATATTATCAATATTGCTATCAACGCCGCTCAGGCTAAGAATGTTTTCTTTAAAGGCTTTAAAACTAAGATTGAAAAGTCCCCTTGGTTTGCTGGCAAGTATTACGCAAAGATGGACTCCATCGACTTTGATAAATCTATTACCGTTTATTCTGGACACTCAGAGAGGGAATCTCACGAGGGTCTAAACCTTATGGTAGCAGTCCTTGATGAGATCTCTGGTTTTGCAACAGAGTCTGGTAGTGGCAATGATCAGGGGAAGACCGCAGACAATATTTACAAGGCTTTCCGTGGTACTGTAGACTCTCGATTCCCAGACCTTGGCAAGGTGGTTCTCCTATCCTTTCCCAGATACCCAGGAGACTTTATCTCGACAAAGTATGAGGATGCAATCCTTGAAAAAGAAACGATTCAAAAACATCATAAGTTTATTTTAAATCCAGACTTACCAGAAGATGCCGAAGGCAACAACTTAGAAATTACTTGGGACGAAGAACACATTATTTCATACAAGTATCCAAACACCTTTGCTCTTAAAAGGCCTACCTGGGAAGTAAACCCCACAAGATCAATTGAGGACTTTAAGCTAGCCTTCTATACCGATCTAGGCGACGCCATGATGAGATTCTTGTGCGTTCCCACCTTTGCATCCGATGCATTTTTTAAACAAAGAGAAAAGGTTCAGGCCTGCATGACTGGCAGAAACCCAATCGACACATTTAAAAGGTTTGATGAGTCTTTTAAACCAGACCCAGACAAGAAGTATTATGTACACGCCGACCTTGCCCAAAAGCATGACAAGTGTGCAGTGGCAATTGCCCACGTAGAGAAGTGGGTAAACATCCAAGTTATTAAGGATTACGAACAGGTAGTTCCTTTTGTTGTTGTAGATGCAGTGGTCTACTGGGAGCCAAGAATCGAGGGGCCAGTAGATTTGTCTGAGGTAAAGCAGTGGATTCAAAACCTTAGAAGGCTCGGCTTTGACATTGGCTTGGTTAGCTTTGACCGCTGGCAATCTTTTGATATTCAAAACGAGCTTAAGGCTGTGGGCATCAGAACAGAAACTCTGTCGGTAGCCAAGAAGCACTATGAAGATATGGCAATGCTTGTTTATGAAGAGCGTGTAGTCATGCCAGCAATAGACCTCCTATTTGAAGAGCTAACAGAGCTAAAGATTATGAGAAACAATAGGGTTGACCACCCTCGTAAAAAGTCTAAAGACTTGGCAGATGCGGTATGCGGATCAATTTTTAACGCAATCTCTCACACCCCTCGTAATACAAACCTTGAGGTAGAGGTTCACACATTTAGAGATAGGCCAAAGGTCGATGTTGCGGACCTACCAGACAATGTGATAAACTATAAACCTAAAGAAATTCCAGACGACGTGAGAGACTATCTAGATCGTTTCGGGCTTGTCTAACACAAAATGTTGGGCATATTTTAAGATTAAACCGCCAGATTTAGTATAAACGGAGATACAATTGATACCTATCGACATTGTATATTTCTCAAACTATTCTGGCAATACCAAGAGATTTGTGGAGAAATTAGGTGAAGATGCAGCTATTAGGATTCCTATTAGCGGGACTGGTCGCGGTATTACCGTTGATCAGCCTTATGTCCTTTTGGTACCTACTTACGGTGGTGGCGAAGGACGAGCAGCAATACCCAGACAAGTACGATCTTTTTTAAACGTAAAAGAAAATCGTAGCTTGCTAAAGGGGGTTGTGGGTTTTGGTAATACCAATTTCGGTGAACACTTTTGTAGAGCAGCCGATTTAATTAGTGCAAAGACAGGTGTGCCAGTCATTGCAAGGGTGGAGATATTTGGCACAGATGACGATGTAAATACAGTAAAAGAAAGGTTACAGCTGCTTTATGGATAAAAACTACAGCTACCACGAACTAAACGCAATGCTAAACCTATATGGTGAAGACAAGACTATTCAATTTGACAAAGACAAGCTAGCAGCTAAGCATTATTTTCTTGATCACGTTAACCTTAATACAGTTTTCTTCCACAGCTTAGAAGAAAAGCTAGAATACCTTATCGAGAATGAGTACTACGACAAAGATGTCTTGGAACAATACAGCTTTGATTTTGTAAAAGATTTATTTAAGCAGGCATACGAACGTAAGTTCCGCTTCTCAACATTTCTTGGGGCGTTTAAGTTCTACACCAGCTATGCCCTAAAGACCTTTGACGGGACTCGCTACCTTGAAAGGTTTGAAGACCGTGTATGTATGAATGCCCTAATGCTCGCCAGGGGCGACAAAAAGCTTGCCCAAGATCTCGTAGAGGAGATTATCTCTGGGCGATTCCAGCCAGCTACGCCCACCTTCCTAAATTCTGGCAAGAAGCAGAGGGGCGAGTTCGTATCTTGCTTCCTGCTTCGTATCGAGGACAATATGGAGTCGATCTCACGCGGCATCAATTCCTCGCTGCAGTTGTCTAAGAGAGGAGGGGGCGTAGCTCTTAACCTAACAAACCTGCGTGAAGCAGGGGCACCAATCAAGAAGATTGAAAATCAGTCCTCTGGAGTTTTGCCAATAATGAAGCTGCTAGAAGACAGCTTTAGCTATGCCAATCAGCTAGGAGCCCGTCAGGGTGCGGGCGCTGTGTATCTGAACGCACACCACCCAGACATCATGCAGTTCCTAGACACAAAGCGTGAGAATGCAGACGAAAAAGTTCGCATCAAGACCCTTAGTCTTGGCGTAGTTGTACCAGACATCACACTAGACTTGGCCAAGAACAACGAGGACATGTATCTGTTCTCTCCCTACGACGTGGAGAGAATATACGGAGTTCCAATGTCTGACATTTCCATTACCGAGAAGTACCAGGAGATGGTAGACAATGCTGAGATTCGTAAGAAGAAGATCAACGCTCGCAATCTGTTCCAGACAATCGCTGAGCTACAGTTTGAGTCTGGCTACCCATACATTGTTTATGAAGACACGGTAAACGAGGCCAATCCAATTGCGGGTCGTATCAATATGTCTAACCTGTGCTCCGAGATTTTGCAGGTAAACACACCCACCACCTACAATGCAGACTTGTCATATGATAATATTGGTAAGGATATCAGCTGTAACCTGGGCTCTCTTAATATCGCCAAGGCTATGGAGTCTCCAGACTTTGGTAAGACCGTAGACACTGCGATTAAGGCTCTGACCTCTGTTGCAGATCTCAGCTACATTGAATCCGTAATGTCAATTGCCGAGGGCAACAAGAGGTCTCGTGCTATCGGTCTTGGACAGATGAATCTACACGGTTACTTGGGTAAGGAGAGAATTCACTATGGCTCGGAAGAGGGTATTGACTTTACTAATATGTATTTTTATACCATTGCTTTCCATGCTATCAAATCCTCTAACGAGATGGCTAGAAAGACGGGTAATCCGTTTG